AAATCTTGATTTGCCTGCCTAGAGGCAGCAATGCTTTCTGCAATAGACATTTGCCCGTAAGACTCTACGGATTGTTTTGCAATGCCTCTAGCACTAGATGAACGGTCTCCTTGCACATCAGGGTTTCCGTTGAACTTTGATTCGGGGTCATATTGGCTACCCCCGGCGATTGTGCCCCAAGGAGAGTTTTTCTTTTCGTATTCACTACGGCCTCTAGGAAGTTCGGCTGGCTGTACGTGCCAAGGTTCGTCGTTGACATTTGCAAAAGTTTGCAATCCATATTTAGCCGCATTCTTTTGAACCCAATCAAGGTCACCTGTGAGGTCAGCCGCTAGACCAATTTCGTGCATGGACATTCCGGGAGGAGCAGCATCTGGTCCGCTGTGCTTTTTCCAGAATGAACCGTTCCAATATGTACCTGTATCTTCAGTAGTACGGCTGTAACGACTAAGGAACATACTGCGCTGTTCGGAACTTGAACGATAACCATTACCAATACCTACGTTGGGGTTATCAGCCATCATCTTAAGCAAGCGTTCTTTAAACTTAGGATTTAGTTTAGAAAACGTATCTCGTTTTTCTAACTGTGCAAACTTACCTTTGCTTGAACTACCTGAAACAGTAGGAGATTTAGAATCACTTTTATTAGCAGTTCCGTCTCCAAGTAATTTAGTGCCAGCACCAACTGCTATTCCACCACCAAGTACTCCGCCTGCACCCCCAGTAAGTGCTGTAAATGCGGCACCCCCTCCTATTAAGCCAAGACCTAATAGGTTTTTTCCAATTTTTAAAAACGGGTTGTTTCGGCTACTGATGCGGGCACCAATGATTCCTGACAACTTGTCTTCTAACATAGTAAACGCACTAATTAACTTTTGTGTATTGCGTTCAAGAGCGGCGTAGTTGTCTGCTTGGCGACGGTAGAACATTTCGTCACGTTGGTTACGACGCACATCTGTAACTTCTGCTTCCATAGCAAAGTTCTTGTTAATGCCCATTGTTTTACGTTGCGACGCATTACTAGGGTCATACATCCCTTGTTTTCCGCCACTCTTCTTTTGGAACTGTATGTTTTCTTGGGCGTACTGCAAAACGATGTCTTGCATGTCTTCAGGGACACCCATAGACGTAAGGCGTGCACGGGTTACTGACCCTTGTTGCATCCCAGAGTTAACCATTCTTTCGTTGGTAAGCCCTGCGCTTCTAACAATTTGTTGGGTAACTTCCATCGGGTTACGTTGTTTGCCACCAATACCGTAGATGCCCGTGCCCATTGTCATGGTCATACGGTTGTTGACTACTGGAGACGCCAACGTGCTAATCATTTTTGTGATGTCTTGCGTGGTGTATGAGAACCCACTAGCAACACGAAGAGCCTCAACACCGGGCATCATTACCTTGGATTGCAAACCTGTTTGTGCTTGAAGACCAAGAAGCGTATTGATACCGCCAGCACCTAATAGTCCACCAGCCAATGGTGCTCTAAATTGTTTAGCATATTGGTTATTAGTAATACCTTGAGTTTGCTGGTACANCATTCCCATACGGTCAGCGGCTANTGCTGGGGCGTAACCTGCATCGGCACGCTTGTCAATCATGGCAATAGGCATACCAAGTGCACCAATTAGTTGGCTACCAAGCCCAGAACCTAAACTACTTAAGGGGTTTCCACCCCCCATTAAACCTCCGGCTTTGCCCATTAACCCACTCATTGCACCACCGCCACCTGCGGCAGATGTACCAGTGGGGATAGAGCCACGGAAGTTTTTAAAGAAGCCACCTACCGCTGAAGGGCTAACCCCCATAGCAGCAGTTGAGGCTGGGGCGGCACCACTGCCAGAAACCATGTTTTGAGATTTAACAACAGCATTGCTTACAGCACTAGCGGTGCTTGTACTAGTAGATGGGGAAGTGTTTGCCGTAGAGACAGTGCCAAGAGCACTAGCAAGTTTGTTTACTTTGGCAATAGTCTTATCAAGGTTGTCATGCATCCACTTGATATCGGCTTTAATACTGCTAAAGCCTTTAACAAGTTTCTCCATTTGAGAGGTGTCAACAGAGAACTTAGAGCGGACGTCAGCCATTGAACCACCACCAGCGAGGTTGGGTTCATCACCACCTTTACCAAAAATTGCCATTTACTTAGTCTCCACTATTCTTCCATTTACCCATAGATGCCCAATAGCGCCTTTGGCGCACAGTCATGTGTTGTATGTCAGCGAGTGTGAAACCCTTGTAAACAGAAGCAATCAGGTCGTAATCCCAGTATAAGTGTACAAGATTAGCCGAATAAAAGTGAGGCCCAGTTGAGCATAATGATCATTTCTTCTGAACAGTGTGCACAAGGGGCTTTCACCTCCCCGATCTGAGGGCCGGGTTGGGCGTCCAATAAAGCATTAATGATTTCTGTACGGTCTGCCATGTTGAGGTTTCGTGCCCAGTCAGCGGCATTGTCTACCCCAATGACACACCGTGAGAGCATGATGGTATTTTGCTCTGGGGTGGTTTTGCCCTTAGTTGCCACAATCTTGCTGTCTAGGCCGTTAGGGAGGCGTAGAGAGACCTCTGAGCCGTTCTTGAGGGCAACCTTAAGAGGCTCTCTAAGGTCATGTTTGGCTTTCCGAACTGGGAACTCATCCACTCCGACAAACACGTCGTTAGTCTCATTGCAAGAATCACACACAACTTGGTATTCCCGTGTAGCGCCATAGGTAGCCTTAATGATTCCAAGGAACAAAGCGTCACGATCACCAATAATGATCTCATCAATTATCTGAGGGTTGTCTTTAATAACCACTGACCCTATAGAAACAACAGCACGGCGTAGCAGAAATGACATGTATTCTGCGTACACCGTGCTTTTGTTGTCATGAGAAGAGAGGGCTTCTTCGTCATAACCATTGAGTTCTCTAACAACTGCGGAGGTTTCCCACGTATCTAATTCTTTGTTATACACCCCACGCATAAGTTTAACGACCGTGTCTGGGGCTGGTGCCATTTCTGGTACAGCCTCTTCTAAGGCGCTACTTAGCGCATCGGCTTGCGCCGCTATATTTTCCATGTTGTACTCCTAATTAATTGTTTATTTTGAAGCGAGGTCTTCTGCGCCGGTCCAGTCAATGTAGAAACCTTCATGGTGAAGGGTCATTGATTGGATGATAATACCATTATCGCCTGCGTTGAGGTCAGTAAGGGCATAAGCACCGGGCCAGCAGTTATACAGTTTGAATTGGAACTTTATATTACCCGGAACAATAGATGCACCAAGTTGTTCGCCACCATCATACTGGTAGCGGATGGTACCAGCAGCAGTGTGTGGGTGGTCATAAACTTTTACAAGTACGTCACAGCGGTAGTCGCCGTCACCTGTTGCCAAGCCTTCTCCACCGGAAACGCCTCCGCCTACCCATGCGTGCATGAATTTCTGCCACTGCCAAACAGCGTCTTGCTTGTTGTTGTCTGCGGCACTAAAAGCGCCACGGGCAAGGGACACTGGAGCAAAGTCAGATTGACCAACCATTTTGTGTGGATGAGTGTTCATGCCACCTTCACGGTAGGAAATAACTTCGTTGGTAACTGAAATACCACTTACTTGAGCAAACCCAAGATCACCAATGCCAGCCAAGGCAGTTGAAAGGTTTCCAGAAGACTTCTTTGGAATGATCTGTACACGAAACTTAAAGTTACGTAGTGGATCTGTGCGAAGAGTTGCAACCATTATTTACTGTGCTCCTTAAAGGTTAGTGGTGGCAGTGCTACCGCCAGCCCACTGTGTGAGATTAATAACAACAAATTCTGCTGGGTACTGTAGTGCGACTCCAATTTCAACATTTACGTAACCATCTTCAATAGATGACACAGTGTTGTTTGAAGCATCACATGTGATGTAGAAGGCTTCGTTTGCTGTGTTGCCTTTCAAGTTACCTTTAGCCCAGAAATCGGTAAGGGTGCTGGAAAGACTGACTTTGATTTTGTCCCACAAACGATCATCGTTTGGCTCAAACACAGCGAACTGAGTCTGGTCATCAAGAACACGGCGTAGGTAAGAAAGCGTACGACGGATCGTGATGTACTTGTCAGGACGACGCTTGGCAAGGGTACGAGCACCGTTGATGATCGTTCCGCCACCGGGAATGTTGCGAAGAATGTTTACGTTACTTGTAGCGTACAGTTCACCTTGGTCGGCATCTGACAGGGTAGCAACCAAGCCAAATACGTTCTGAAGGTCAAGAGCATAGCCAGCAGGTGCTTTAGCAACACCACGCAAGGTCTCTGACCGTACGAACGCACCAGCAATTGCGCCACCACAGTAGGTGTCACGAATAGCGGTTGGACCGCTCTTTGCAGGGTCGTACATCTTCAAACCGGGGTAGTACACCGCACCAAAGCCACCGTACGAGTTGCTGTAACCTGAGATTGCAGACTCAATGGTGTTCTTGGTAGTGGCAGTAAGATCGCCGTCAATGATGACGAAAGCGTCTCCACGATCATATGCGTGTTGCAAAGCGTAGTTAACACGGGTGCTAGAGAACTGACCAACCAAGTTGATAAGCAATGGA